GAGAGGAGAGTTCAGTTGTAGTTCCTTTTAACCAGCTTGGTAAATAGTTATGCATTTCTCTAACCTTTGTTACTAGGTTTTTAGCTACTTCTTGTTTTGTTGCAATTACAAGAACGTTTTTATCTTCTTGAAACAACATAAGCCATAGTGAATATCCTGCTGAAAGAGTCGATATACCTAATTGTCTAGATTTTAAGATTATATTATAATCAAAATCCGCTAGGCTTTCTAAGCTTTTTTCTTGAAATGGATAAAGGTGGAATGGAATTCTACCCCGAGTAGGATGCTGAATCTGGCAATACTTCTTCATAAAGTATATAGGATCTTCAGCACATTTAAGATATTCCTTTCGGATTATTTGTTTAAGAGATTGTTTTTGTCTCATATATATAAATATATATTTATCTTTACAAAAACCTAGTTGGTACTTATTTCTTTGTTTTCTCTAAACTTCTACCACCAAAATATGCGCCGATAGTCGTCATTAAAACTAATTGCAATAAACTTTTCCATTCGTCATCTACAACGAAAGAAATTGTACCTGCATCTATAAATATCATTAGGACTGTGCACAATACTAGGAATATGAGGACTAAAGGTCTAACATTTTTAGATAACCAAGAATCAGACTTCATATCTGCACTCCATCTGTCAGATATTTGTTTTTCCATTTCTACTTCATAGTTGGCAACAAGTTGTTTTATTTTATTTTCTGCTTCGAGCTTTTCTTCTTTGGACGTATGTAAGTTATCTATAACTCCACCTACACCTTTTACCAAATTTGCTGCTCCACCTGAAAACAGGCTTGTTAATATACTCATAACATTTTCTCCTTTATTTAGTAGTCAAATGGTGGAGTACTGTATTTCTTTTTATCTATACCGTACCAGTTTCCTTTATCAAAATAATAATACCACCCGTATTTTTCATCTACAACTACCCTAAATTTTTTAGGAAGCTTTACACGTTTTTTAGGTGCTCTTGCAATATATTTTAATACTGGAACTCCATCATCAAACGTTTTATTTGTTTTTTGTGCTTCTGCAGAACCGCCTCCTGTTGCATTGTATACTTTACCACCTATATCATCTGCTAATGTATCAGTTGCACTTTCTGTTAGTTGAACTTCTTCAAACTGTAGATCTTCTTGTTCATCTATATCTAAAGTTTTCGGATATCCTTTTTCACCTTTTTTTGCAGGTCGTTCACCGCGCTTTCTTTTTGCATGGATATTTGCCCATAGTCCTTCATCTATATCATCTATAGGTTCACTTTTTATAGCTGAGTTAAAGTCTGATTCAGCCTTCTGAACTATTTTGTGCATTTTAATAATATCTTGTTTAAGTTTTTCTTTCTTTTTTGCATCTTTTTCAGCAACGAAAGCTTTTCTTAATTTTTGCTGAGCAAGTTGTATCTTTTGCAATTGTTCAACAGCTTTTGTAAATCTACGTGACATAGAAACTTCTAACATGTTTCTAACCTCTTCCTGTATTATTTCCTTTAATCTATCTTTTTCCATTTTTAATCCCAAAATACCATTTTTCCGATTATACCTAATAAAGCTATCCAAACAGACCATAATACTCGGCCTGTGGATTTTCTAAATTCTGTGTTTTTGTTTACTCTTGCAATTGCTCCAGTATCAGGGCCAAGGAGAGTCTTTTTAATCATAGAAATATCATCTTGCATTTTTACTTGACTTTCGCGCATATACTCGATGTCTTGTCTTAGCAGTTTAATGTCTCCATGAAGATGTTCGTTTGTTAATCTTGCCATATCACTTTTCCTATTATTGGACCTATATCATATAAATATAAAGACACAGGCTTTAATCACATCTCACTTAGATGTTTTTTCCAATCTAATAATTCTTTCTTAAATTTTGACCTAAGTTCAGACTTATTTAGTCCTCCTTCCCAGTCTTCTATCTTTCCTGTTTCAGTAACAAACGTATAATTTGTATCTAACCAATTATCAAATTCTTCTACCAAATCTTCAAGCTGTGAAGTTTTATATTTCTTAAATAAATCTTTCATTTTTGCTTCATAATCACCACTTAATCTAAGTGCCGTTTGGTCTTTAGCAAAGCATCCTAAACATTCTTTATTTACGCTCCAATGGTATTTATCAAACTGTCCTTTCATTATGTTTCCACAACCAGGACAACACAGCGGCATTTTTACAAGATCTCTAACGCTTTGCATTTTTGAAATGCTTTGTTTTATTCCATTTTTTATTGTCCAAGTTTTTCCTGATTCTTCCCAAACATCGCCTTCAACCTTTTTTTCTGATGTTTTATATCCTACTTGTGTGCTTACAGATTTTGTATAGTCTTTATTTACTATATTTCTCATCCGTTTTACTTTCTGTTCACTAATACCTTTTTTCATAACCTTTCTTTTTTAGAACGTCATCATACCAGCAATTTGGTTTACAGGTGCAAATGCTCCTGTTAGCTTATATGTGTTTCCTTTATATATAAAAACTATTCCTTCACTTGGAATTATAGTTTTAAAACCTCCAATAGATTTTATTTTTTGTAACTGTTGAGTCATTCTATTTAATTTTTTAAGATCTCCACCTTTTCTAACATCACTAATTGCTTTTGCAACTTGTTTTCTTATATTTTGTATTGCTTTATCTGGATTTGCAGCTAAGAATCCTTCTACATTTTTAAGTACTTCTGCTCCTAATTCAAAAAATAGAGTTTCAAACGGTTTCATGTTTTTCTTTACCTGATCTGCATGTTTTAATTTGTCAAACTCTTTTGCCTTTAAAAGTATTTGTTCTTCTGGCAATGTTTTTTTATCTAATCTAAAAGACTTATCAAAGAATGCCCAACGTTTAACTAATCCCATCTTAGTCTTATTGTCTATTCCTTTTATATTTTTATCAACAAAATCTTCCCACCATGCTTGATGATATTCTGCAAATGATGAAGAATCTTTCATGTTAAACTTGTTCATTAGCTTATTTAATTTTCCAGTAAAGTATGGTTTTTTAGCTGAATAATCTTGATGTGGATTCATTTTTAATACTTTAGGGCCAATAATAGAAAAATTCTTTTGAACTGTTTGGTTTGTTTGTGCAATCATTCCTGCAAGAATTCTAGCTCCATCTTGTACAGATCCTATTGCTTTTCCATCTTTATATTGTAATACATTATGAAACTGTAGATATGGTGCATCATATGTAATTACGTTTGCGGAAGCTGGAAACATTATTTCCATATTTACCCAGTTATTACCTTTATCAAATATTTTATCTTGTTGCTTAGGATTAAGACTTCCAATGGCCTTTGCCAAGTCTTTCATTGCAAAAGTGAATGCTTTTTCTATATTACCTCTACCTTTAAATTTTGATGCGACTGCTTTATAATCCATTCCGCCTCGCTTAAGATCTCCAGTATTTCTTGCTGCAAGCATTTTACCATTCCAACTAATAAATAAATTTTGGCCATCAGTTTTTTCGGTTGCTGCCTTTTCTAAGTCAAGATTTCCTTGTAAAGAAAGATCTATAATTTTTTTAAAGTCTCCAAAGGTTAAACCTTTATCATCAAATGGATGAGACATATGGCCATAAGCTCCACCCTCAGTAAGCAATATTTGATTAGTTAACCATTTTCCTAGATTTTCTGTGACGTTTGTTGGATTTTTTTCGTATTTCATAGGCTCTTCTATTCTATCTCCTTGTAGATTATATGTTTTCTTAGAGTCTTCAGCTCCCATAAAGTCTATAAATTTCATGCCAGCTGTTTGCGCTATTAGTTTTATTCTGGCCTTCCATTTTGAATATGCCTTTGTTTCTTCAAAATTTGATGGATTTGTTGTTGTATCTGCTCCCGCAACTCCTGCTGGAAAGTATGTTACACCTTGGTCATATGCACCGGCAGCTGGATCTGATTTTAAGTTTTCTATATTTATATCATCAACCAAATAATCAATTACTTCATATCCAACCATTTCTGCGTGGTTTTTTCCTGTATTTTCATATCCTGCCTTTGTTATAAAGTATGTTGGTGGTCCATCATCTACATCTCCACCATCTGCTCCAGTACTGCTTGCTTCTACTATTAACTTAAAAAAGTTGGTTTTTGTACAGAATTCTAATATAGATTCATTAAGCCTTTCTAGTTTGCTTACAACCAGCTTATAGTTCTTGTTATGACCGAATATACCTTTGAACAGCTTTAGCTTTTCTTTCTTTTCTACTGTAGAATCACCTAAGGCCTTTCTAATTGCTGTACCACTCATTTCACCATAACCTGGTACATTCATAGATACATGTGGAGCTATAATAGTATATGCACCTTCTTTATATCCAACTTCAGCTTTTCCTTTCCAAGGTTTAAAGAATTTACCACCTAGTCTACTTGCATCTTTTTTACCAACCATAAACACAGCTGCTGTAGTTTCCGGATCATATTTCTTTAAGATCTCTTCTGCCTTGTATGGATTTTTTACTTGTACAACCTTTGATATTCCATGTGAGTTTATTATTTTTTTCTTTTCTGCAAATGAAAATGGTGATTTTGGTAAATCTACTTTACCACTTGTTGCAACATAAGCGTCTTTAAACTTATTAGATAACCATTTATATGTTTTAGCATGGTGCGCGCCCATCGGCTGGAATCTGCCTGGATATATTGCAACTATATTTTTAATATTAGAATTTTCTAATAAAATTTGGTCTGTAAGGTATTTTGTTAATTGTGTCATAATATTATATAAATATACGGGTGTTGTTTAATAGGACAACTATATACTGAGATTTCCCTCGCTGAGGACAAGTTTTCCTGTGGGCAAAGAAATGGATCCACCTCCAGTAATAACATATTCCACTGTTGCAAAAACTTCTATTATTTTAATTCCATTACCATCAGCCTCAGCAGTTAGTTGAAGATCAGTTATCTCTTCTGGTGCAGCAGAAAGTTCAGCTGCGGTTGTTAGGGTTTGTGCTGCTTGCTGAAAGGTGAGCTCAGCTTCATCAATGTGAGTTTCTTCTGTTCCTGCATCTTGAAGAGATACAGTAAAAACTGCTGAACTGGCCTTACCACTTGTCTGTCCCGTTACTGAGACTGTAACTCCAGTAATTGTAGCATTAAGTAACTCATTACCATCAAAGCGGAAAACAAATCCTGCTGATACTTGATTTTGGGTAATAAAGGTAGTGTTGTCGTTATCACTTATTCTTGTAAGAAGGGTTCCCTCAGTTACATCAAATCCTGAATCACTTCCTGCAGTTGCTGGTCTAATTATAAAAGTTGGCATATTATCTCAATGCTACTGTGGCTGTTTTGGTTGTTTCACCATGTGTCATTGTAAATGTTATTGAATATGATCCTCTACTTTCATTTACAGTCATTTCAACTGTCTTTGCTTCTGTTTTACTTAAATTTTTATCATAACTAACTTTTGCGTGATTAGCTGCTATTCTAGATCTTTCAGTAGATGTTGTTCCTACCTTAGCTGTATTCGCTGTAATTGCACTAGCTTGGCCTGACGATATACCTGTTTTGGCTGTATTAGCTGTAATTGCACTAGTTTGGCCGGATGTTATACCTGTTTTGCCTGAATTTGTGTTTAAAGCGTCAATACATTCATCGACTTTTTTATTTAAAAATTGAAGAGCTGCGTCCGCTACTTGTTCATTGTGTGTTGAATCATCAAATCTTTCAGTTATTTTTGTACGCGAGCTTGCTGTTTTTACATTATTATATCTACTGTCTGACTCATTTGCCAGGTCGTCTGATTTTCTAATTGACATTGCTTTCTCCTAATATATTTTATTTAATTCTAATGTATTTTATTGTAAATTGTCCTCTTAAATTAGGTAGGTTTTCACCCATAGTAATTCTTGGGAGTACATACTGTCCTTCTACTAGGTCAACAGATAACCCTGTAATGTTATAGGGCCTCCATCTATTACCATTTAATGTTATGTTGCCTGAATTTGCCACCAATGCCTTTGTTGTACCTGTATTTGAATCATAATTTGATGTTACTGCAGCTACTGTATTAAATAGTTTGACAGTACAAGTCGTGGTTGATGATGCAGCTCCGTCGGAAAGTCCTCCTGCAAATCCTATTATTCTTATTTTATAGGGTACATACCAACCTGAATTTATTTCTGTTCTATGTACATGGTCTCCCGTAGGATCACCACTATCAGAGGTTGTATCTGTCCAGTTTCTATTCCAATGATAAAAATTTATACCCTGTGTATTTGGGCCATAAGAACTATTTGCAAAACTTCCATCTCCATCAACATTAAATGATGTCCAAAAGGTTTCTATATTTAATGAATGTACATACCCACTTGAACTTATATCGCTTGAAGCAGTTATTTGACCTGCAACATCTAGTTGTGTTATTCCTGTTCCAGCTCCTTTAATTTCAGGTGTTATAATAAAGCCAGCTGAACTCATACTTAATGAAGTACCAGATGATGTTATATTTCCTTTAAATAAATTTGTATCTGTTGTTGCATTACCAAATATTGTGTTACCATTAACTGTAAGGTTTCCTGCAATTGTTGGATTATTTTCAATTTTTGCTCCAGTTACAGCATCATCTGCAATTTCATTTGTACCAACTGCATTATCTGCTAGATGCTCATTGTCAATACTAGCTGCTGCATAGTGTTCTGAGTTAATTACATTATCACCAATCTTAGCAGCTGTAACGGCATCTGTTCCAATCATGGCTGCCACTACTTGAGTTTCTCCAATAACTCCTGTTGATGTTGCACCAAGAACTCTATTTGCAGTTCCAAGATTTTGCATTTTGGCATATGAAACTGCATCAGCTGCTATCGTAACTGCACCATTATTTGCCATTGTTACATCACCAGATAATGCTACCTCAGCAGCTACGTTAGAACCATTTCCTACTAATACCTTAGTTGAAGCAAGAGCTGCAAGTTTTGAATGAGCTATTGCTGCATTTGACGCTATGGAGGCATTTACAACTGCGTTTGAAGCTAATTTTGCTGCTGTTACTGCATCATCTGCTATCTCATCTGTATCAACTGCATTATCTGCTAGATGCTCATTATCAATACTAGCTGCTGCATAATGTTCTGAATTAATAACGTCATTACCGATCTTAGCTGCTGTGACTGAATCTGCGGCTAATTCCTCAGTATCAACTGCACCATCTCCAATCATGGCATTTGTTACAGCTGTATTTGCTATCGTAACTGCACCTGCATTATCCATTGTTACATCGCCAGATAATACGACTGCTGTTGGAACATTTGAACCATTACCTACTAACACTTTAGTTGAGGCAAGAGCTGCTAGTTTTGTATGAGCTATTGCTGCATTTGCCGCTATGGAAGCATTTACAACTGCGTTTGATGCTAATTCGTCAGCTCCTACTGCATCATCTGCTAGATGTTCATTGTCAATACTTGCTGCGGCATAATGTTCTGAATTAATGACATCATTACCTATATGATCTGCAGTTACTGCATCATTAGCTATCATAGCAGTAACTACTTGAGTTTCTCCAATAGCTCCTGTTGATGTTGCACCAAGAACTCTATTAGCAGTACCAAGATTTTGCATTTTGGCATATGTAACGGCGTCATTTGCAATTTCATCTGTACCTACAGCATTATCTGCTAGATGCTCATTATCAATACTAGCTGCTGCATAATGTTCTGAGTTAATTACATTATCACCAATCTTAGCTGCTGTGACTGAATCTGCGGCCAATTCTTCGGTATCAACTGCACCATCTCCAATCATGGCATTTGTTACGGCTGTATTTGCAATTGTAACTGCTCCAGCATTATCCATTGTAACATCGCCAGATAATACGACTGCTGTTGGAACATTACTGCCATTACCTACCAATACTTTAGTTGCGGCAAGAGCTGCTAGTTTTGTATGAGCTATTGCTGCATTTGATGCTATAGATGCATTTACTACGGCATTTGCAGCTAGTTTATCGGCATTAACTGCATCGTTGGCAAGGGCTGCTGTTTTAACTTCTCCAGCACCTATTTGCTCTTCTTCTATCGCATCATTTGCAATCATTGCAGTAACTACTTGAGTTTCTCCAATTACTCCTGCTCCTGTTGCACCAAGAACTCTATTTGCAGTTCCAAGATTTTGCATTTTGGCATATGTTACTGCATCATTTGCAATTTCAGCAGTGCCTACGGCATTGTCTGCTAGATGTTCATTATCAATACTAGCTGCAACATAGTGCTCTGAATTTATGGTATCATTGACTATACTTGCTCCTGTTATTGCATCTGCTGCAACAAAAGATGCTGTACCTACAAGATTTCCAATAAAACCAAGACTTGAGCTTATATGTCCAGAGGCTGTTACATGACCACTAGGGCCATCAATATGTACTGAAGCTTCTCCAAATTTTGCAGAGTTAGCTATTACTTTTCCACTTGAACTTATATCTCCTGATGCTGTTAACGGTGCAGTTGCCTTTACGGCTTTGGCAGTAAAGACCATTACCTGCTCTTCAACAGTTCTACCACCTATATGAAAACTATGTTCTGTATGTGTGGAGTCTCGCTTTTTTGTTCCTTCTAAAAGGTCTTCTTTAATTACAGTTACTGAATCTTCATTATATGCATCAAAACCAACTTCTGTTCCATCAGCTTTTAGACGTTTGGTAGACTTAATATCAACCGTATCTGCTACTGATGCAGGCCGCTTAGATACTACAGTACCTTCATTACTAATAAATCCTCGAGATAAAATTACTGCCTGGCCAGCTGCATTTCCATCAACTTGTATTATCGGAAAACGTGCAAAACTTGCAGTAAAAGTACCATTTGTTTGTATATTTCCTGTTGATGCTATAGATGCTCCTGTAGATCCAAATCCACCACCAACAGTAACTCCTCTTGTTGCAAGAACTGAAACTACTCCTGCTGTTCCTGTTCCAACAGTTATTCCTGTGTTTCCTGCATGGTCTCTAATTATTCCACCAGATCCTAATACTAGAGGTCCACATAATTTAAGCTTTCCAAAAGATGCTGTTGAGGCACATGATGTAGAAATTGCCATAAAATTAGGTTGAGTAGAATTAGCTGATCCTGTTATTGAAATAGATCCTGATATGCTGAGCATTTGGTTTGTTGTTGAATGGGCCGATCCTGTTGCAACAAATATTCCTCCACCACCAGCTGTTGCGCCATCGGCAACATTTAATATAGTACGAACTTGAGTAGCTGTTAGTGCTGTTGGTACACCAGTACCTGCACCGTTGGCTCTACCTATTATTTTATCTGCTGCTAGGTTGGCCATCTTGGCTAGTGTTACTGCTGCATTGTTTATTTTAGCTGTTTCAACTGCACTTGCAGCTATTTCCTCTGTGTCTACCGCACCGTCTTCGAGCATGGCATTTAAAATTTTACCATTTCCTATTGTTACTGCACCAGCATTATTCATTGATACATCACCAGATAATACGACTTCGGTTGCAACGTTTGAACCATTACCTACCAATACTTTAGTTGCGGCAAGAGCTGCAAGTTTTGAATGAGCTATTGCTGCATTTGATGCTATTGAAGCATTTACAACTGCATTTGCTGCTAGTTTGTCCGCATTAACGGCATCGTTAGCAAGAGCTGCTGTTTTAACTTCTCCAGCACCTATTTGTTCTTCTTCTATTGCGTCATTTGCAATCATTGCAGTAACTACCTGTACTTCACCAATTACTCCTGCTCCTGTTGCACCAAGAACTCTATTAGCAGTACCAAGATTTTGCATTTTGGCATATGTTACTGCATCTTCTTCAATAGTAACTGCGCCATTATTAGCCATAGTAACATCATTAGATAGTGCTGCTGCTGTAAAACCTGTTCCGTCTCCAATTAAGAGTTGTGTGTTTGTTACAGCTACTGCTGATGGAACTCCTGCACTATTTGCGTTTCTCACAAGTACAGTATTAGCTGCCATGTTAGCCATTTTTGCAAGGGTTACTTGTGCATCTGCTATTGCAGCTGTTTTTACACCATCATCCGCTACACCTCCTGCAAATGATGCTGTTCCAATAAATCCAGTTGTAAGTTGATCAGCAATGAAACCAAGACTTGCACTTACTTGTCCTGATGATGTTATGTTAAATAGTTGTGCTGCTGAGCCACTTACTATTACTTTTTTCCAATTAGGCATTTAATATCTCCAATCACGGTTGGTTACAGGTTAACCTGCCCACTTCCCTTTCGGGCCAATAATTTATATATAATAAATATAATAAAGACGTTTATTTGTCTTTAGTTAATTGATATTTTTTTTGTAGCTTAATAATTAGATTGTAGAGTACTTCAATTGTGTCTCCACTAAATGTTGAATTTTTAATAAGTTTTAATAAAATATCGAGTTCTGCTGCTGTGAAGTCTTCCGACGTTTTTTCAGCTGATGTTTTGTTTTTTGATATGATTCCCATAATAACCTTTTTTGCTGTTTTTAATTGTTTACATATAATATAATAAAAATATTTGACATGGTAAAACATTTTAACTAAAAATAAAGATGTCACCCGTATCTGTTTCTACGTGCATCATTCCTACTCTTGATGCTGCAGCTGCACCAAAATCTATTGGATTACCTGAAGGTGGACTTGCTGAGGCTGAAACTGCAACGAGCATTTGTGGAGCTCCTTGTGCATTTGGTGCAAAAGAAGTTGCGCTAAATGCAACTTGATCTTTAGATGAGATTACCCATCGTGCTAAACTATCATCAAATCCAAGACCAGCTCCTATGTGCACACCACCTGCACCACCTGTTTGAACAATAATACCACCATCTCCAGCATTAGAACCTGAGTTTAATAGTATAAATTGGTCATCTACATTAAGGTTTGTAACGTTTAACTGTGTAGAAGTTCCATTTACAATTAAATCATTTGTTACTGTTAAATCACCAGCAATTACAATATCGTCTGCAAGCTTGGATCCATCAACTGAATTAGCTGCAATAGTAAGTTCTCCGGCATTATCCATTGATGCATCACCAGACATATTTACTTCTGTTCCTACGTCAGATCCATTACCTACTAAGAATTTTCCATCTGTTATTCCTGCTCCTGCAAAAGAGTTTACATAGGATGCTGTTCCAATAAATCCAATTGCAAGTTGATCAGCAATGAAACCAAGACTTGCACTAACTTGTCCAGATGATGTTACATTACTTGCAAGTGTTAAACCAGTTTCTGCATGGCCGAACGTGATGGTATCTGTAAAAATTCTACTTTGACTAATTGTACCATCAGCAGATCCAGTTAAATTA